GAATACAGTGTTGGATTATACACAACAAATGTATCAGAAGTAACGGGTGAAGATTCAAATGCATCACAATACTATTACGATACAGACTCTGCAGAATATGATGAGATTATTAACTACAGTGCTTCATTCCCTCAACAAGGATTTCATGAAAAACCATAATGGGTGATGTTGCAAGAGTAGGGCAAGATAAGTTTTCAACTGCTATCATTACAAGTCCTGGAGAACCAACTGTACAAGTAAACGGTAAGCCAATTAGTGTTGTTGGTGATACTATTGCCGCTCATGGTAAACCTCCTCATACAAATCCTACTGTTCAAACAGGATTAAGTACAGTTAAAGCAGGTGGTGAGGAAATTACAGTATCTGGTATATCTATTGCAACTTGCACACATAAATGTTCAGCAGGTTCACCAAACGTTAAAGCAGGCTAATAGAATCTAAATATTCTTTATTTGCAAATTTTTGTGCAAATCCATTTACATAATTAGTGTAAGGATACATATCAGGATTTATTACTTCTTGTTCAGGTAATTCCCAATCAGCACATATCAAATTCATAAACATACCTAAATCTGTGTCGTTGTCAAACGCATGTCCTGTTGTTGCAACTGCTGAATATTGTTTAATAGGTTCAAATTCAGTTTCGTTACTTTTACCTGGAATAACTGGTGCATCTAAAATGCTTGTGCCTTTTACGTTTCTAACTGATTTTAGAAAGTTATAAGAATTCAAATGTTTTCTTAATTCGATTTGAGTACACTTATTGTAATCTGTTTCTGTATTGTATGCTACAGGCTTTACATCATACAACCAACTACCGTTCTCGTCTAATACACTGTGATATCCTGTGGCATCACAGTCAACAAATATAAATGATACATCTATATCATGTTCTTTGCAAAACTTTTGTACAGTAGGTATTTGATATTGATTATGTTCAAACAAATAAAATTCTATGCGAGTGTTTGAAGTTATGTTGTTTTTTATAGTATTCCAGTCTGCACCTAAAAATACTTTACCGCATTCTTCTTCTATGCCATCTAACAGTAGTATTTTTCTAAAATGGCTAAATGTAATCTTTGTCATGCCATATGTAACAGCATGTAAACGTTTTTGTTCGCTAAAGTAAGTCCATATTTGGTCATAGTACGGCCATTCTGCAGAATCGCCATACACACATCTAAACACAAAATCTTCTGTGTCCGGATTATCTTTAATAATTTTTTTTACAAGTGATACGTCGCAGTGTAACTCTGGATAAGTTCTTTTGCCTTTGCGATGTTTAAACCATGTGCCTTGTTGGCTTAAAGTATTGAAAACTTTATTGTGTGTTGTAATATCTACAATCATTCATCTTCTTGCTCTGGTTCTTCTTCAACTTCTACTTCTTCTACTTCTTCTACTTCTTCTACTTCTTCAGAGATTTCTAAATAGTCTTTTGCAGTTGCTTCTAAAGATTCCATTACAGCAAGTATATCATTTGTAGACATAAACACTTGTTGAGGTTCTGCTGTTAAAACAAAAGGCATTAACAAGACATCTCCGCCTTGTATCATTACCAGTTGTGGGTTTTCTAATGTTAGTGTAGTTAATTCTTCGTCTACACCGTTTAGTAGTGCTACATATTCTGCATTTGATGTTTTGATTGTAACTACTTTACCAACGAGCTCTTCTATATTATACATTAAATTGTACCTAAACTGTCTGTGTCTATGCCATTAATTTTTTCTTTGATTTCCTCAGCACTTAATTCTCTAAGTCCTTGATAACCACCTTCAACAAATAATTTGCCGTTGTGATAAATTTGTGGCATTGTTCTGTGTCCTTCAGATAAAATGAATTGCATTTGATCTGCATCTTCTTCGATGTTTACTTCCTCAAAAGGAATGTCTTTGTTCTTCAAAAAGGCTTTTGCTTGAACGCAATAACCGCAGTTGTTTTTGGAATATATTGTAAGCATTATAAACTTAATCCTTTAAATGTGTCTTCTGTTACGTCTTGTTTGGTACCTCCAATAACATAACTACTAATTTCTGTCTCTTGTGGTGCTACTTGTACCTCGCCGCCACTGATCCACTTCTGTGTCCATGGTAAAGGATTACTTGCACTAACTGTATATGGGCATGTTAATCCAACTGCTCTCATGCGTTTTGCCGCAATCCATTCAATGTAATCTTTTAATAACTTAGCATTAAGTCCAATCATTGAACCGTCCTTAAACAAATACTCTGCCCAGTCTTTTTCCTGTCTAATTGCGTCCATAAACAGTTCTGTGCAAAGACCTTCTGTTTCTTCTTTGATTTTAGCAAAGTCTTTGTCGTCCTGTGGTAGCAATTTAAGTATTTGCTGTGTACTTGCTAAGTGTACATTTTCATCTCTTGCAATAAGTTTAATAATTTTAGCATTGCCTTCCATTTTCTTAACTTCAGCAAATGCCCAACTACATGCAAAACTTACATAAAAGCGAACACCTTCGAGAATATTTACCGACATCAAGGCCAACCATAGGGCCTTTTTATGGTCGTAACTGCCATACTCTTTGTTTTCAGGATTGTTAAAATCTATTAATTTATCGTAATACTCACTAATACTGTCACTGCATTTAACAATTTCTTTAATATCTAATAATTCGTCAAATACCTTACTTGGGTCTGGGTACACATTTCTAATAATATGTGTATAACTTCTGCTGTGAATAGTTTCACTAAATGCCCAAGTTTCAATCCATGTTTCTAATTCTGGAATACTAACAATAGGTAGAAAAGCAAGGTTAGGTGAACGTCCTTGTACACTATCCAACACAATTTGTCTTTTTAGATTACTTGTAAAGATATGTTGTTCGTGGTCAGTCAAGTCTCTAAAGTCTTTGCTATCTCTTGCAATGTCTACTTCTTCTGGTCGCCAAAAGAAACCCAACTGTTTGTCAGTTAGTTTATCAAACTGTTTGTACTTGAGAGTATCAAATCTTTGTACGTTTACGCCGCCAGATGTATCGAGAAACATTTTTGCACGGGTGTGATCCTTATTGCTTTTGTTAAAAACTGAACGTGTCATTTTATTCCTAAATCTTACATGAATCGCAATCATCATCTTCAACTTCAGATTGCTCTAACTCAGGTGCGTCAAACTTATCGATGTCTACTTCGCCCTGTCCATCAAATGTATTATTGTAATATAATTGCTTACCACCAAACTTGTAGAACATGATGATATGCTGTAGTAGAACACTCATTGGAATCTTTTCATCTTCATAGTGTTCTGGATTGTATGAAGTATTTACCGAAATACCTTGATCAATGTACTTCTGTAATACGGCACAAATTTTCAAATAACCTTCTGGAGACTTTTGGTCCCACAGTAGATCATATTTGTTTTTTAATTTGTAATATTGAGGTACTACTTGTTTTAACACACCATGCTTACTTTGTTTAACACTAACATAACTGCGTGGCGGTTCAATACCATTTGTACTGTTACTAATTTGTGCAGATGTTTCTGCTGGCATTAGTGCCATCAATGTACTGTTTCTAATACCATTTTCCTTTAACTGCTTACGCAATCCTTTCCAATCCATGCGTTCTTTGTGCTTAACAAGTTCGTCAACGTCTTTCTTGTATGTTTGGTTAGGCGTAATACCCTTTCCATATTTTGTTTCATGGTTGCCAGGTATACAGCCTTTTTCAATGGCTAAATCTGCACTGGCTTTAATTAAGTAATAACTCCATGCTTCTGCCCATTCATCAACAAGTTCGAGATTAGGATCTTGATAGTTAGTGTCATTTTTTGCTAACCAAAATGCAAAGTTAATAATACCAATACCTAATGGACGTCTTTTTTGTGTAGCAAGTTCTGCCGCAATAACCGGGTACTTTTGGTAGTCTAAGAGTGCGTCTAAGCCTCTTACAGCAAGTTCGCAAGGTTTCTGGAAGTCATGTACGTTCTTTATTACACCCCAATTGATAGCACTTAATGTACACAATGCTATTTCGCCTTGCTCGTCATTTACACTGTTTAAAGGCGTTGTTGGTAGATCAATTTCGCAACATAGGTTACTCATTTTAATAGGTGCAACACTTTCATCAAAACTGCTGTGAGTGTTAGCATGATCTACATTCATTAAATACACACGACCAGTGTCTTTGCGTTCCTGTACAAATCTAC